CTTCGCCGTTAGGTTCAAACCTATGTTTGTATCGCTACCCTGTGCAATGATAGTGGGCGCAGCACCAGTAGCCGCACCAGTAACCTGCACATAATTAACTGCGCTGGCGGTGTGGGTGACTACAAGTTGCGCTTGAGCGCCGCCGTTTGTGTATATGTTAAAGTTCCCGTTGCCTTTTGACGACACACCAAAAGCAATGTTTGTGTCCGTTCCTTGTGCTGTAAGGAATGGCTGATTGCCAGAGGAGGAACCTTGCGTTTGTAGATAGTTTACTGCTGAAGCAACTCTTGCAATTGCAAACTGAACGGTACTTGCGTTGGAGTCAGAACAGAACGAATGACCTCCAGAACCTTTTGCCAAATACAGACCACCAATGTTTGTATCGGAACCTTCAAAACTTAATCTTGGTCTATTTGTTGCTGTCGCACCAGTAACCTGCACATAATTAACTGCGCTGGCTGTATTAGTAACAGCCATTTGAGTGCCGCCACTACTGAAGGTGATAGTTCCTGTAGCACCAGATACTGCAGAGCCAATGTTAATGTTGGTTGTTGAACCAGAGACACCAGCGGTTCCAATGTTGACTGTCTTGGTTGTGCCGCTAGTTGTTGCGCCAGTACCAAGGTTTAGGGTCTGAGCAGCGGTTGATTGACCAAGCGTAATTGCTCCGGTTTGAGTAGTGCCGCCACCAGTCCAAAGGCCAGTTGTTTGCGCCGTGCCAAGTGAGAGATTTCCTGTATTGGTACTAAAGTTTACTGCTGATGATCCGGTTAATGTTCCAGAAACAGATGTTGTTCCAAAAGAAACGCTATTTAATACACTTAATGTCCCATCTATGTACGCATTAGCACCAGCAACAAAATTTCCGTTGATAGAAGTGACACCGTCAACAAACAATTTGTCAGTAGTTACGGTGACAGAGTTTGTTGATGTGTTGTATTGATAAACCGTGTCATTCGTAGTACCAACAATATAAACACGGTTTGCTGCGGTTGAATCTACATAAATACCGTTGGGGTTGGTCTCTTGAAAACCAACATAAAAATTATTGACTGGTGTAGCCGTGCTTATATCCCAAGCCGTGCCTAGTGTGTATTCCCAAATGTCATCACCAACCGTTCCGGTAATCCACATCTTTGTACCATCGTTGCTTAGTGCAATTCCGGCAGCAGTTGTTTCTTGTGCAGAAAAACTATAGGTTTTGCTTGCGTAGGATGCGGTGGAAATATCCCAAGGCGTAGAAAGCGTGTACTGAAACACGGCATCTGACGTAGACCCGACAATGTACATTGTCGTTCCATCCGGCTTCATCCACATTCCGGTTGGAGTTGCTTCTTGTGTAGTTACACTAAAAGACTTAGATGCGTAAGTCGCAGTTGTAATGTCCCACGCAACAGATAGGGTGTATTGGTAAACCGTGTCATTAGTTCCACCAAGAACGAATAGCGTTAAACCATCATCCTTAAATGATAAATCTTGTGGAGCCGTGTCTTGTGTAATACCTGTTGAGACTGCCGTAAAAGAAGCGGTTGAAACATCCCAAGCAGTGCCTAGTGTGTATTCGTTTACATCATCACCCGATGATCCGGTCACATACATCTTTGTGCCGTCAGACTTAAAAAACACACCTGTAGGCGATGTTTCTTGTCCGCTTACAGAAAAGCTCTTACCGGAATAGGCCCAAGCATTGATTCCAGTAGAGTTTGTTAAGGTGGCGTTTGTTGTTGGCGCAGAAACACCGACAGTTGTAAACGTACCAGCGGCAGGGGTTGTAGCACCAATAGAACTGTTTTCAATGTTATAACCGCTGACCTTATTTGAAGCGTCCATGTTGACGCTTTTCTCAGCAGGATAAGTAACAAATACATCTTTACTCCCAGCGGAAAAATCAACCTTAGCTCCGCCAGAACTTGATTCTAAAACTGTATCCCTTGATAGAGTTGTTCCAGAAGCCGTGTAAGTACCAATACCAACTTCCCACTGATTAGCAGATAAGTTGTTTATTGTGTAATAGGTAGTGTTGCCATCACCAACGACACTAAAATCCTGATACCCCGGTTCTGCGCTTCCAAGCGTAAACGTTCCAGTACCAACAGTAGTGCTGGTTACTTTAACCCTATCCTTTAAAACAAGAGGCATTTAGTCCTACGCTATTCTAATAATTGCGTTAGACGCATCTGCTGTTGGGAAGATGATTGTAAAAGTACCAGCAGTAGAAGTTTTAGCCCCACCAAAATCTAAAATACACACCGATGGGTTGCCAACAGGGGTGTCGTTGTAGATCATCGCCCCGTACGCAGTAATCGTAGCGCTAGTAAATGACAGATCAGCAAAATCAGTAAACGCTGTAGTGCCAGAAGAAGTGGGTGTAACATTTGTCAAAGTCCCACCGCCAGCAGAATACGTTCCTGAGTTAGCTACTTCGTTAGTCGCCGTATAAGCAGTTGTAGCCGCCGTAAAAGAAGCGCTGTTGTCATACAGGGCCAGTTTAAAAGTATCTCCAGTGCCCGCCGTAAAGTTATGCACGGCTTGCATAAGTTCGACCTTAAAGCTCGTGCACATGAAATTGCCAGTAAATGCCATTTTATTTCTCCAAAATAGTTACTAATTCAGGGTGACCTGCTTCTTGCATCCGAAAAGCGATAGTAGCCCTATCTTGATTTACCGCTTCTTTCAAATAGAACAAACAAACAGACCTTACGGCCTGTTTAAATGCAAGTGCTTGATCTCGAATAGCGGGGTGAGAGTTACCCCCAACATACACAATCTTGTCTGCCATACGATCAGCAAGCTCTTCCGGGGTATTTCCTCGACCCTCGGTTGTTTGAACAAGTACGTTACCCAATAAAACTGGGGCTTGGATATTGATCATTTGACTGGATACCTCACTTGACCAGAACGATAAGCATCTTGACGATCTTTAGCATCGCCCAACTGTTTAAGAAGTGCTAAGGCTTCGTTATATCGGTCTTTGTAGACGGTTACAATGTCTGCATCAGATTTCATAAAAGACGCGGCCTCAAGCAAACTGCCGTACAGGAGAACAGACTCAAAGTTATCTCCAAGCCATGTTGTACTAGCCGTTACAATTGATTCTGGGTAATAGAAGTAATGCAACTCCATCGTGTACGTAGCGTTGGGCATAGGACCAAGAATGAAAGAGTTGTAGTCAAAGACTGCGTAATATATGGGTAAACCCGTATCTGTTTGACTGGGATATGCTTCGCGGATGAAGTTCACATCTTTGTTAAGCAGATACACGTAGTCACCAGAGGCAAAAATCCTACCGTCTGGTAACGTCGTTGGTCCGTTACAAACCACCGCCAGCGAAAAAGTGGACAGCCAATCGCTCGGAACCTGCAAGTATTTGTTACCGGAAGTTGTAGTTCCAGTTACGTTCTTACGGATAGCCGGAATCTGAACAGTGTTGTAAATACGTTCTTCTGCATTTTGAATAAACGTATCAATCTGTTCAGTTGAAGTAAGACCGCCTGACCCCACGACTTGTGGGAAGTCATTCTCGGCATACGCCTTGATAGTCTGTACGAGTGTTGCGTAGTTCATTAACCCATCTTCCCGCTAATCTTGCGGCCTTTAGTTGCGGCTCCATAACCACGCATTTCACCCACGCCGTATGGATTGATCGGCGGATAGTTGCCTTTACTGTAACCACCGACCGCCATATTCATTTTGTTGATGGCATCTTTACCGGGTTCAGCTTGGGTATAAGTGTTTACGTTAGTAGGCTGACCAGACATAGTGTGCGGTGCAGCATAAGTTTCTGCCGGACCGACCTCTTTGCCTTTAACTTTCATTGAGAACTTAGCCATTATCGCCCCCGTGAAGAACCACGTTGATTAGCCACACGGGCAAGGTTTCGGCCCATGCGTTTCATATCCATGGATGTCGGCCCACCTTTCTTCATGCCGTGCATCTTTTTCTCGTGGGTTTTGACCGCCTTTTTAGCGACCTTCTCCATCATGGGTTTGTCTTTCTTGATATCTTCATGCTTCATGATCTACTCCTAAGTTGTAGTTACCGTTACTTGCCCAATACTGCCTTGAGCCACCAAATTATTAGGTGTTAATCCGTCATCTCGCGCTCCACCAACCGGATTCCAGCCCCACTGAATAATTCGGCTACCGCCCTCTGGAAAGCCAAAAGAATTTTCGTTTGTTGGATCAGGCGGGTTGATGATGTCGATTTGTAACCCGCTGTATCCCGACTGAATGTAGCTGCGGTCTGGGCGCGGATCACGCAATCCTTGAGGGTCGTCCACCGGATACATACCCAACTGCAACTGCGGCTGATCAGGATCCCAGCAAGTCGGGCAGACCAACATGTTGATGTTCTTGGTCTTGATAACCAGCTTTTTAAGATCTTTAAGCGGGTAACGAAAGTCACAGCGGTCACACTGTGAAATTGCCCACTTGCCAGATGCGAACCTGTTGCCCATATCACGTTATAAACATCTGACGCGGAACTAACCGGTCAGCAGCCTTTTCTCGGTCTTCACCCGCCGCAAAGGTCCAGTCTTCGTCATACATGGCTTTTAATGTTGGTAGACGTGCCTGACCTTCTGGAAGTTTTAACGCGATGTAATAAGCCAGCCCTGAAGTCAGGCATGGCAAAAAGCGAAACGGAATGTCAAACGTATTTACGCCGTTACCCGCATCCTGAATCCGACGCATGCGCCAATACACAAACTGATAGTACGGATTAGCTTGCGTGCCTTGGTCGGGCACAGGCCAGACTGTGATCTGTGGGGGTGCCGTAGTGCCGGGAGAATACGGGCTTGTAGCCGGATAAGCAGCACCTGTGTTGCGCTGTACCCAAACCTGAATTGG